AGTTCACCGACATGATCGCTGAGCTGGTGACGGGCAAGCGCTCGGACGCAGCGAAGCAGGATGCCCTGAACAATGTGACGGCCACCATCGACCGCATCATCGGCATGGACGGCTCGAACATCTACTACTCCGGTGGGGACGAGGCGCTCAATGCACCCGCCCTGTTCAACGGGCAGGGCCAGCGGCGATTCGCTCAAGCGCTCTACCAGCACGCGGCGAACTACCTCGCGCAGAATCCCATCGACGTGAAGAAGCTGGCCGTGATGACAGCCAAGCTGCCGGGCGGCCTGAGCGATGGCCTCGTGCTGGCGCGCAGCAAGAACCCCATCCTCCAGATGGTGGCTGGGCTGGTGACGGAGACCACGACGGGAGCCGCAGGGCGCAATGCGAACGTGGCTATCCGCACGCAGATGCTGCACCGCAAGTTCGTGGGCGACGCTATGCTGAGCTACACGAACAACTTCACGACGTGGGGTAAGCAGAACGGTGCGACTGTCTGGGACAGCGTGATGCAGGGCAACAAGCGGCGCGAGTTCGACCGCCTCGTGTATGGAGAAATCCTTGATCGCCGGAATCCTAACCACACCAGTGCAAGCGCTGACCCTACTGTCCGTGAAGCTGCTGACCAGCTCGAAGCCCTATTCGAGCGCAGCCGCAAGGCGCAAGTGGCAGCAGGCACGCTCGGGAGTGATAACCTCCCCGGTGACTCGCGGGGCTACATCACCCAAGCTCTTGACGGGACCAAGCTCCAGACTCTGAGCACTCAGGAACTGGACGCCCTGCACCAAGAGCTGAGCCACCAGTTCCAGACCCGTCTGGGCTGGGACAAGTCCTTCGCCGACACGTTCGCCCCCTACTACACCGACCGCGTGCGCAAGCGTGCACAGGGCAGCAAGGGAGTGGACGAACTGAGCGCAGGCGGCGACGCTATGCAGGTGGTGCGCGACACGCTGGACGACATGACTGTGGACCCGCAGATGCGCGACCGCATGACTGCCGCAGGCAAGGCACGGGCCGGTATCGGCAACACCAAGAAGCGCCTCGACCTCGACCTGCGCCGCGAGTTCGTGCCGGGCAAGCCCCTGCTCGACGTATTCGTGGATAACCCGCTGGCCCTCGGTCGAAGCTACGCCCGGCGCACTGCCGGCAACGTGGCCCTGACCGAGCAGGGCATCTTGGGTGTGCGCGGTGTGCGCGAGCTGATGGACGCAGCGGGTACTCCCGTGGGCGGCCAAGGCAAGGCGACGCTGGAGGAGCTGGAGGCAGCCAACCGCGTCTTCGCTGAAATCCTCGGCACCCCTGTGGCTGGGCAGGTGGTTAGTGCGGGAGCTTCAAATCTCTCGCTGCTGGTCGGCCTGCAGCGGCTGGGCGGCCTCGTGTTCACACAGGCGGCTGAGCAGTTCAACATGATCCACCACCTCGGGCTGCGCTCTGCACTGTCCGGTGTCGCCGCCATCCCCAAGATGCTCGGCGAGGTGGGCCGCCTGAAGAAGGGCCGCGCTGCTGGAAACCACATACTCGACACCATCGAGGCGTACGGCGGCGAGATTGGGACGGACAGCTACAAGATGGTAGCGCCGCTCGATCCGCCCGAGGCGCGACTGGAGGACTACATGAAGCAGTCCGGGCTCATCACCCGGCTGCTGCGCACTGGCGGCCACATGCAAGCGAAGATCAGCTTCTTCCGAGGGCTGATGTCTGCACAGCACCGAGCTGCTGCAGAGCAGATCGTGATGAAGGCGGCGCGGTTCATCCGTGACGGCGGCGATGACATCGCACTCCGCGACATGGGGTTCACCCCTGACGTGGTGACAAGCATGAAGGCGGACTTGGCCCGTGTGGCTCGCTGGGACAGCAACGGCAACCTGACGGCCTTTGACCTCACAAGGGTCACGGACCCACGAACTGCCGAGGCATTCGTTCAAGCGGTGCACCGAGGCACGAGCCAGATCATCCAAGGTACGTTCATTGGCGAACGGTCGAAGTGGATGCACAACGACTACATGCGCCTCATGCTGCAGTTGCGGACCTTCGGCCTCACGGCTACAGAGAAGCAGCTCCAGCGCACGGCCATGCTGCACGGTGGCGGCTTCCAAGGCTACGCCTACGCTGGCGGTATCATGCTCGGCCAGATCGCTCTGGCTATGCCCATCCACGCTGCCCGTGTGGAAATCGCTTCAGTGGGCCGCGAGGACCGCAGCGACTACATCAAGGACAACCTCGCCCCTGCGGCGTTGGTGCGCGCCGCGATGAACTACAGCTCGATCACCGGCTCGACCGGGGACGTGCTGGAGCTGCTGACCGCCATCGCTGGCGGCTGGGCTGACGACGATACGCGAGAGCTGATCGGCGCCCGCAACAGCCAACAGGCAACGAGCATTGGCAAGCTCATCCCCGCAGCCGGCAGTGTCGACAACATCTTCAAGGTGGCGTCTGGCAAAGCCGACCTGCACACAGCATTGCGGCAACTGCCGTTTAGCAACCTCCCTTACGTCGCTCCGGCGATCAGCTTCACCAAGGAGTGAACCTATGTCCCTCAGAGAGTCAGTGATTGAAATCGTGAAAGACAGCCCGATGCCCGTGGCTGCCGGCCTTACCCTCTGGGGGATTGAGCTGAGCACATGGGTGCTCGTCCTTGCCATCGGCTTGGGCGTCATCCGTATCGCTTCGGCGGTGTGGGACTTCTACTGGAAGATCAAGGAGCGCCGCAATGGCAGCAAGTGACAAGACCCTCGGGCTGCTGCACGAGAAGCTAGCCCGAGTCCTCGACCTGATGCTAGAGCCTCAGAACGTGGAGTACCCCTACGATACTCTCAAGAAAGATGGCGATGGAAACCGAATCATCGAAACCCGTGTGCGTGTGGAGTATCCTTCGGCGGCTGTTCTCGCTGTGGCCGCGAAAGTCCTGAAGGACAACAACATCACGGCCACCATCGAGTCCGACGAGAAGCTGAGTGCCCTGCGTGACAAGCTGCAGAAGCGGGGGCGCATCACTGACGACGATGTGAAGGAAGCCATCAAGGCGGCTGGCAACGCCATGCTGCAATGAGCGCCCGCGAAAGCGAAGCCGAGGCCGCCTCACGGTGGCAGCGGCTCGCTCTCCTGCAGGAGGCCTACCCGACCTTCGTCCCCTTCCTACGGGACATGATGAAGGAGCTGGGGTTCAGCACGAGCGACATCCAAGAGGACATCGCCAACTGGATTCAGTACGGGCCAGCCATCCTGATGGTGCAGGCGCAGCGCGGCGAGGCGAAGACGACCATCGCCGCCATCTTCGCCGTGTGGTCTCTGATCCACGATCCGACCTTCCGCGTGCTGGTCGTGTCCGCTGGCGAGACGCAGGCGAATGAAATCTCGACGCTCATCGTCAAGCTGATCAATCAGGTGGACATCCTTGAGATGCTCCGGCCTGACAGCTCCGCTGGCGACCGTACCTCGGTCGAGCACTTCGACGTGCACTACACCCTCAAGGGGATCGACAAGTCACCGAGCGTGGCCTGCGTGGGTATCAACTCGAACCTGCCCGGCAAGCGCGCGGACCTGCTGATCCCCGACGACGTGGAGTCCCCGAAGAACAGCCTGACCGCTACGGCGCGGGCGCAGCTCGAACTGTTCACGCAGGAGTTCACCTCCATCAGCGTGAGCGAGAAGAAGGGCGGCGGGCGGATCGTGTGGCTGGGCACCCCGCAGTCCATCGACAGCGTGTACAACGGCCTGCCGGGCCGTGGCGTGGCGATGCGCATCTGGCCGGGCCGCTACCCATCCCCTGAGATGGCGAAGCACTACGGCGGCGCGCTGGCGCCGATCATCCAGAAGCGGTTGGCCGAGGGTGCAGAGGTCACAGGTTACGGGCTGGACGGTACACTGGGTGCGCCAGTCGATCCGCTGCTGCGCTCCGACACAGAGCTGCTGAAGCAGGAAATCGACAAGACCTCCGCTGGCTTCCAGTTGCAGTTCATGCTGCTGACCGCGATGAGCGACGCCCTGCGGCACCCGCTGAAGGTGCACCGCATCATCACGATGGACATCCCGGGCCTGCGGGTGCCAATGTCCGTGATCCCCGGCTTCGGCGCGAGCGAGACGTTCGACGTGCTGGGCGAGGTCTACAAGCTGAGCGTGCCGCATTCGTTCTCCACGGAGACGATGCTGATCCCGCACACCACGCTGTACATCGACCCTGCCGGTGGCGGCGCCAACGCCGACGAGACGGCATACGCCTACGGCGGCCTCGCCAACTCGAACATCTTCGTGAAGGCGTGGGGCGGGCTGAAAGGCGGCCACGATGAAGTAGACCTGAAAGCAGTAGCAGAGCTTGTCATCAAGCATCGACCTACGCTGGTGAAGATCGAGAAGAACTTCGGCTACGGCTTGTACATGACTGCCGTGCGACCGATCATCACGGCACGGGTGGACGAGTACAACAAGAAGGTGATGTCCGGAGAGATGGTCGGGGAGTACCTGCCCATGCCCGGCTTCGAGGAGGACTACGTGTCCGGCCAGAAGGAGCCACGTATCATCGATACGCTGGAGCCTGTCATGGGCCGGGGCTCGATCATCTTCGACAACTCGATCATCCGCAATGAGGCGAACTCCGTGTCTATGCACGAGCAGCGCTTCAGGAAGATTTACAGCGGCTTCTTTCAGCTCGCCAAGCTGACTCGGGACAAGGGATCACTGATCCACGATGACCGAGCTGATGCGCTGTCTGGGCTGGTTGCCCACTACGGACCGGCCCTCGTGGTCGATCAAAAGAAAGCGGTCTCAGCATCGCAGAAACGGGAATGGGAACGGATGCAGCGCAACCCGCTGAACAAACCGGCCTCTGCCCTACCGGCCCCCAAGGCCACGAATTCGCTCCAAAAGCGGATGCGGAAACTCTGAACTAAGGAGCACACCATGCGTGCAGCAAACCTCCCCTCCCTGCGTGGCAAGATCACGAACGGCCTCGCCCTGCGCATCGCCACGGCCAAGGCCATCTCCGAAGCTGAAGTCTACGCCAAGCGCGGCTCGGCCCTGCCGGCCAGCGTGGCCGCCCTGCAGGCGTTCTTCGATGCCGGTGACGCCGCACTGACCGCGATCAAGGCCCTGCCGGCCAGCATCGCTATCACGCCCGGCACGATCACCCTGTCGCTGGCCGGCACGACCACGCAGCAACTGGTGGTCACGAAGACCCCGCTGTCCGGCTCGACCTCCAACGTCGCTCCTGCATCGGCTGGCACCTTCTACGCCTCCAGCGATCCGACCAAGGCAACGGTGTCGGTGAATGGTCTGGTCACGGCAGTCGCCATCGGCACCACGACGATCACGGCCCGCAACGGCAACAAGTCCGATACCCAGCTCGTGACGGTCACTGCGTAATGCGCTGGGTCAAGCACACAGCCGCTGTCGTAGCGCTGGTGCTGGCCTCGGTGGCGGGGTACGAGGGCTTCTCCTCGACCCCGTACCAAGACGGCGCGGGCGTGTGGACCAACGGCTACGGCAACACGGAGCAGGTGACTAAGCGCACCCCTCCCGTGTCCGAGCCCGAGGCCCGCGCCACGCTGGAGCGCCAGACCGAGCGCTGGTTCAAGGTCGTGGATGCCGCGCTGACGCGGCCCGCTGGCCCCAACCAGACAGCAGCCTACGTCTCCCTCACTCACAACATTGGTGCTGCTGCGTTCGCCCGTAGCTCCGTGGTCCGCTGGCACAACGCTGGCGAGTTCCGCCGAGCGTGCGACGCCATCCTGCTGTGGGACAAGATCACCGTGAACGGCAAGCTAGTCTATAGCCCCGGCCTTCACAACCGCCGTGTCTCCGAACGAGATACGTGCCTCAAGGACGTGCCATGAGTCTCCCTGTACAAGCGGGCCAGTACCCCTCCCGCAACTTCTCCGTGGGCGTCCCCTCGGACTCCGTGGACCTGCCTCGCTCCGTGCGTGGCTTCTTCATCAACACTGCCGGCGACCTCGTGGTGCAGAACTTCTCCGGCGACAGCATCACCTTCAAGGTGCTGGCCGGCCAAGTCATCGCCCTGTCGCCCAAGCGCCTGATGGCTGCGACGACCGCCGAGGTCGTAGTGCTGGCATGACCAAGTACGTGATCGCCGCCCTCGTGGCGGTCGCGGCCTTTCTGGGTCTGCTCGCATGGGGCCAGCAAGGCCACTCAGCGGCCCGGGAAGCCCGTCAAAACGCCAAGGCCATAGCTACCCAGCTTGAGGTCACTCAAGGGGCTCTACGGCTCTCTACGGAGGCCGCAGCCCTGAACCGCAAGCTGTCCGAATCCCGGCTGGCTGTTGCAGAGAAACAACGCAAGGCCAACGAGGCGCTGCGCAAGGAGCTGGACCGTGCTCTCAAAGACAATCCTGACTGGGCTGCTAGCCCTGTCCCTGACAGCGTGTGGGACGCTCTCGGCCCCGGCACCGCAGATCGTGCGGAATCTGCCCCCAGCCGAACTCCTCGCTGACTGCCCTACCCCTCCGCGCCCCAGTAACAGCACGAACGCGGCGCTGGCGGGCTGGCTGCGTGCATACGATGCTGCGCTTTCTGCCTGCAATGCGGACAAAGCTACGCTTCGTGAGTGGGCCAAATGAGCCGCGATGTAGCGTACCGCAACGGATACCTCCCCCTGTTCGCAGGGGCTGAGCTTGTCCGGCGCTCAGGATCACTCACCCAATTCCCCGCAGAGAACCTCATTGGGACTCTGCCCCGCCTAGGCGGATTCGTCTACAAGGCTCCGCTTGAGCTGGTAGGCCAGCCGATTCAGTTCGGGATGTCCAACGCTCTGTGGGAGCAGTACCAGACTGCCGGGGGCGTAGACCCCGCAACAGACACGCGCTGGCCGTGGACGGGCTGGACACCTGCAGGAAACGTACCGGAGACTCCCGAGTACCTGCGGATGCGGTTCTTCCGGCAGCTTGTCTCCGGGGGTATACTCACAGGAAGCTGGGTACCCGGGACACATAGTGGCGTGTACACAGACTTCTTCGGCGGGATTACGAACGAACCCTACAGCTCGACGCTCCAAGTGTCGGGGCTGCAGATCGCTCCTACAGGTCTGGTGTACCCATCGGGCACCTTCTCTACGATAGACGCCTACATGGAGGCCTGTGGCCTGCCAGCCGTGCCCAACGACGGTAGCGAAGCCTTCCAACACATCCACACAGTGGAGTGGCAGACTCCCGTATTCGGAAGCACAGGCAACCGAGTCACCATGACAGGTAAGTCTGCCGGCACGGTCGGCGCTGACTATGCGGCGCTGTGGGCCGTCTTCTTCGTGATCCCATTCCCCGCTGGGGAGTTTGACACGGCTAACAGCCTGCAGGGCCTCTACGGCAATGTGGACAAAATCTACGCGAGGATTTGGGCTGCCGACGACTCGGAGCTTACGCCATCTGGTGTAGAATCCAAGGCGCTACTGCGCGGCTTTAGTGCGACAGAACCCACCGGGTTCTTGACCGTCCTCGGGATGTCATTCCGAGACAAGGACAGCCTGTCCCCAGCAGAGGTGACGTATGTAGAGGTAGGGGGCGGGGACGCCTCGCTACTCCCCGGCACGATCCCTCGACGGGGCATCGGGTTCGTCGGACCTACCTACAAGATCATAGAAGTAGAGACGGTCCGTGAGCGCAAGGAAAGCGGCGTATGGGTGCCTGCTGGCTCAACTACGAACACGCAGGAAGGCCTCACGGCAGCCAACACCATACAGAACATCCGAAGCAGCACGAACCAGCTGGTCACATACATGACCCTACCGAGCGTGCTGGTAGAGCAAGTGTTCGTACCGGGAACCTGACATGCGAAACGCAACCAACTCCAAGTGGTACATCCCGTTGGTTGCCTCGACCGAAAGTGTCTCCCGCTCGGGGGGCCTCGGCGAGGCTGACCCCGATGACCTGATTGGCAACCTCCCGGACCCGTGCAAGCAGCCGTGGCCCGGGATGGTGCTATGGCTCGATGCCAACTCGGCCACATCCATCCAGAAGACTGGCACCGCCATCTTCAAGGTTCTCGACCGCAGCGGCAAGGAGAACCACGCAACACAGGGCAACCCCGCCCTCCGTCCGGTGGACCTCGTTCCCGGCCTCAACTTCAAGGACTAACATGCTCCTGCATACTGACGGCTTCGACAGCCACGCAAACGGTGGCACCCTCGCTGACGGCGGCGCTGCATGGGGCGCTCAAGTGGGCGTCGTGATCACAGCAGCCGTGGGCAAGTTCGGTGGCAAGGCCCTGCGCCTCGCTGCCGCTGCTGCTGGCTCAGCCGCCTTCGCGGTTGCATCGGCTGTGAATCCCGCCTTCGCCTTCTGGGTCAAGGCAGGTACACGCTCCAACCCCGTGCCCCTCCTCGCCGACTCCACAGGCCCGCTGCTCACGCTCAACGTGGATGGCTCCCTCGTGGTCAAGGACGGCGCAGGCACGACCCGCATCACCCTGCCGGCTGCCTCTGTGCCCGACGCTACGTGGGTGTGGGTTGAGGTAAGCTACCGCGCAGGCGGCGTCAACGCCTCGATTGGCGGCGTGCCCACAGGCAGCCCCTACGTCGGCGCGTACACCGCCCCCGCCGTGGGTGCCCTCAAGCTGCTCGACAGCGCGGGCACGGGTATCGGACAGATCGACGTGGATGACTTCATTGTCTGGGACGACCAAGGCTCGTTCTTCAACACGTACGGGCTGAGCCCTCGGCGCATCCAGCTCCTGCGCCCCAACGGCCCCGGTACCAGCTCCGGCTGGGTTCCCGCTGGCCCGACCAACTGGGAGTCTGTGGACGCCCCGGACTGGGTGGGCGGCGCAGGTGTGCAGGCCACTGTGGCCGGGCAGAAGGACTTGTACGCCTTCAGCGATCTGGCATCCGTGCCGGGCGCAATCGACGCGGTGGTTCTCAAGACCCGCCAGCAAAACGTAGGCTCCGACCCTGCCACCCTGACCCACGTAAGTGGTAACGGCGTGACCGAGGTGACGGGCTCCGCGCAGACCATCTCGACAGTCGCCCCCGGCGTGCTGGAGACGCCCTTCTACCGTGACCCCTCGGGCGCGGCATGGACGCCTGCCACCGTCAACGGCAACGAGTTCGGGGAGACCTTGGGCATCTAATGGCTACCTACTTCATCGACCCGCGCGACGGGAGCAACACCAACAACGGCACGACCTTCGCCCTGCGGCGCAAGACCGTTGCAGGCCTGCCCACGCTGGCCTCGGGCGATGAGATTCGCTTCATCGCCAACGTGGCGCCGTACAGCATCGGCACCGGTACGTGGACGGACAACTCCTTCTCCATCTCCTTCGGCTCCCTGCCGGTGCTGGAGCTGGAGGACGAGACCAACTGGACAGGCGTGACCAACGTGACGCCGACGCGGAACGCCAATCGCATGACAGGCACCACGTTCCAGCGGCTCACAACCGTGGCAGCCTTCACGACCGGGAAGATGGGGTATAAGACCCTCCCGGCCACGCTGGACCTGTCGGCCTACGACACGATCAGCTTCATGGTCAGCATCCCCAACGGCATTCAGATTGGCAACACCACGCTGGTGCTGTGCTCGGATACAACGGGTGACGTGCCGGTGGAGACTATCCCGTTCCTCCCTGCGGAGACCAACGGGCCCAGCGGTGTCCTTACCACCGTAGGGACTGGCACCTTCAACGCTGTCGTGTATCGCAAAGGCTCCGCTCTGTCCTCGACGGTCAACAGCATCGCCATCTACACGACGGTGGACCCCGGCTCCGGCGCCACGGACTTCGGAAACATCATCGCCACTACTTCAGTTGGCGGTGTGGTGCACACGGACCTCGTGGGCAAGCAGACCGTGGGGGAGCCGTTCCTGTTCCCAGTCACAGGCATTCACGCCACTACGCTGGAAGTCGGTGGGTGGGGTATCTCGACGGTCCAGCGACCTGCTGGCAACCCGAACTGGCGCGGGGTGTCTGAGTCCGTCACGACGTACATCCAGAACACCTTCATGGGTATGTCCACGACGGCGGACCGGACGCTCACTACGCCATCAAGCACCACCATTGCCCGGGTCAGCGGCGGCTGGGATCGCACAGCCATGACTTCGCAGACGGGGATGACGTACCTGTCCCCGCCGTCTGTGCTCGCGACTACCAGCAACGCCATCCCGTTCTCTGGGACCAATCAGTCCATCACCCGGATGGATCACTTCGGTTTCGTTGGGTGGCCCCTCCTCCACGGTTCGGGCCTCGGCACCGACATCGTGGACAACGTGACCCTGCATGGCAATCTGCCCATGGCACCCCCGTTCACTGCCCCTAACTCCGGGAAGCGGGCGTCGTGGGACTTCCCGTACATCGTGATGGCCGGGGCTGTAAACATCGGCAGCGCGGCTGGGGCCACGGGTCTACCTGAGGTGCACATCGGAACTGTGCACCTATCCAACTCCGCTACCGCCGCCCTCCAGTGCGAGACCGGCGCAGCCAGCCCAACGTGGGGACGGCAGACTATCCGCATCGACCGCATCAGCTATTCCGCGACCTACGGGATTAGCCTGAGTGTCAGCGCGGACTTGCTGAACTGCACCTTCACCGGCAACACGACAGCGGACGTGCTGGTGGATCGACTTAGTTCGTCCACGAACAACAGCGCCGGTCTCATCGGGTGCTCGGCGAACCCTACGGTACTGTTCGCCAATCCGACATCCGTGGTCACTCGCTACCACAACGAGGTGTGGGACAAGGACCATGTGTGGCGTGCGCACGCGACGACTACCAACCAGTCGGCTGTGCCCCCGCCCATCGCGGCCAAGGCGCTGCACACCAGCATCTTCACCAACAGCTACTACAGCTCGACCATGCCGGGTGCTGTGAGTCTCGGCAAGTTCGCTGCCCCCGCTGGCACGTACTCCATCACCGCTGCTCTGCGGCGCGACGGGGGCACGGGTAGCTACGCAGCGATCCGCGTCAAGGCCTACAGTGCGCCCGGCATCACTGCGGACCAAGTGTCGGCCAGCCCCACGGCTACCAACACATGGGAGACCCACGGCATCTCCGTCACCACTACGGACGACGCGGTGATAGAGGTCTGGGCGCTGTACGGCGGGCAGGCTGGCACCAACGTCTACTTCGGAGACCTCGCATGGAGCTGATCTACGGCGGTGGTCACTTCGTTGACGGCAAGGCCGGGGCCGGGGCGGACCTGATCTACGGAGGAGGCAAGTTCTTCTTCGTCGGGTCAGATATCACCTCGGCCCTGAGCCGTGCGGTGGTAGAGGCGCTGACCTCCTTCGCTGACAACCACGTCAGCCGGGTGGCGGCTGAGGCCATCCACGAATCCAACGCTGTGCGGCTGAGCCGCGCTCTGCTGGAGATTGTGGGTGAGCCTACCCTGCTGCTCGCCACCGTCAATCGCGTAACGGCTGAGGTCATCGGTACTGTGGCCTTCGGGCTGCCTTCCGTGTCCGCCAACCTCGACCGCGTGGTGGCTGAGGTGCTGGGATACGCTGCGGAGACCGTGGGCAAGGACGCAACGGTCACCCGGGCAGCCATCGAGGTCATCGCATCGCAGGTTCTGGCCCATCGGGGCCTCAATCTGCCTGCGATACAGGTCAATGCGGTGCACATCGCCTACAGCATCGACCTCGAACTCACGCAGCCCGGCTTCTGGGGCCTGCAAGCGGCCAATGGGGACGGCTACAGCCTCACATGGGCCACTGCCAGCCCGGCGACCATCACGGAGACGTGGCGGAACGCTGGGATTGTGACCACATCGACCTTCGCAGCCCCGGCTGGACGCCTCGTGCGCCAGTTCGAGGCCGTTGCGGGGGCCGGACCAGTGTCTCTGACGGACCTTGCCTCACTCCGACCCGATGATCGCCCCGGAAGCGGGGTGCTGCAGGAGGTCATGGTGTGGGATCGAGCCCTCACTGCCCCCGAGGCAACGAGGATCGGCGACTACCTGACCTGCAAGTGGGTCACTGTTGCATGCGTACCACAGATTTCGGCACCTTTCCCGGCTTGCGTATCCTGACACCTCCGATCCGGGTCGGCAATGGGGCAGGAAGGCCCCAAATCGGGCCGGGAAGGCCCTCAAAAAGTCTTCCCGCACCTACCCTACCAGCTCGGCTCTGCCCGGCCTTCTAGCCCCTGTTTTCCAAAAGTACTCACTAACATGCCTTTCCAAGCCGCAACGCCCATGACCGGGCCTAATGTCGTCCTCATTCAATCCGCCAAGCAGATGCTCAAGGAGATGGCGAAGATCGGAGTCTATCCGAAGCACAAGGCCTTCCCCAAGTGGGAGGAGATGACCGGGGCAGATGGCATGACGTGGGAGCTGGACGTGGATGACGTGCCCTACTGGGTCGTGGGCATCGCTCGCATGGACAATCCCATCAACACCGTGAGTACCATCGTTCATGAGGCAGTCCATGTGTGGCAGGGCTACGCAGCGTATATCGGCGAGGAGAACGCATCGAGGGAGTTCGAGGCCTACTCCATCCAGAGCATCACGTCTGTCCTGATGTCGCAGTACCGCGCACCTCGCGGCGTTTAAGGCCGAGTCGAGGGCCGACAGAGCCAGCGACTAAATTTTGGGTTAGAAAGGTGTGAGGGCACCTCCCATCCCAAGCCCCGCGCACGCCCCCGTACCCGCCTGCCCGCGCACATAGCGTAGCGCGCGAGTACCACGGGCCTGACCACACTGTCAACAAGGGCATTCGGCCACACGTATAGCACGCAACCGTGCGTGCGGGGCCTTACTCCCTTTGGTTCTAAGGACATTGCTTGACACGTTACTAGGACACCATGGTATACGTGTGTGTACGTGTCTGGTGTACGTGCTAGGTGTGCTACTGGTGAGGTAGCTAGATACCCTATAGGTAAGGTAGCTAGTACTGTGCTAGTAAGGTAACTCGTGCGTATATGGCCTTTGCTGGTTATATGCCTTACAACCTCAGGTTATAAAGGATATGAGGGTAAACCCTATTGACGGGCAGGGCCTGAAGCCTCACAGTCTAGGTGTCGGTTGAGTGATCGCACTCCCGGCCTTGTCTGCAAGGGCTGCAAAGCCCTACGGTTGACAAGGCCATTGTGTAAGCGCACAATCGACACCGGGCAGACTGATCGCAGTGCCCAACGCCTTGATCGCATCAGGTGCATAGTCCTTGCGGATGGTTCGTCATGGTCTCTACGTTGTGGAGCATGGCAATAACCCTTCACTTGACAAGGGCAATGTGACCTGATACAGTAGAGGCTCAGGTTGAGTGATCAGCCTGTAGATGGGTAGGGCAGAGTCCTTTAGTGGGTGAGCCTGTTCCCTGTGGATATGCGCTAGCTATGGCATCGTGAGATGTACGCTAGCCCTGATGAGGCAGTGCCACGTGGTAGTCCACGGATACGCCTTCGCTTTGATCGGTCACTTTGTTGCATGAGTGATCGTTACGTGAGATGCAACAGAGAGTGGACAGCGCACCGAGTGTGCGTTGGGTCGACCGGGGGCAACATAGGGCCTAGGCGCTTAATCCATACACTCTCAAATAGATAGGTCGCTGCATGGCGCAAGCTGTGCAGCATCGGGCCTATCGTTCAATCGCCGGGTTACCGAATCGCTCAACGCCGTAACAAAGCACGATGCCAGTCAGCATCACGAGGATCGCATGACCCGGGTCAGATCAATCCGCAGAATTGTGCCCAAATCATGATGGTGGGCCTTTGATCGCACCGATGCTGGAAACAGCCGATTGAACGATGTGCCCGATGGACACGTCATTTCATTCACCACTGCCCATCGGGCAAGGAGTTTACATGACCGCCAAGACCCAATCTCTCATCATCGACAGCGCCAAGCTGGACGCCGCCATCATTGCCACGGGGCAAAAGGGACAGGCGTTCTACGATGCAGTGCAATTGGTGCTCGCTTCCAGCGTGTATCAGGCCGTGCTGCATGGCAACACCAACCACCTCAACGCCGCTATCGTGGCGGTGGGCAAGGGTGCACGCAAGACGGCCATCGCCCAATGGGTGCTGGCTCATGCACCTGTCGTGATGGAGACCGACAAGGAGAAGGCCACCCAAAATCCGTTCCGCTTCAGCCGTGAAAAGCTGGGCGAGCTGATGGAAGGCGCCGCCAACATCAAGTCGATCACCGCTGAAGAAGCGGACACCTACGCCACCCACGTCCTCGGCCAGCACTGGACCGAGTACAAAGAGCCGCCGCTGGTGCCCGAGAAGTGGTCCGTGAGCGAAGCGCTAAATAAGCTGCTCGCCACGGCCAAGTCGATGCAGACCAAGAAGGTCAACATCGAAGGCGCGGCCATGCTGACGGCATTGGCTGCACTGGCTGCCGAAGCCAAGGCCTCGCCGGAGCCGGCTGGCCTGTAAAGCCCAAAGAGCATGCCTTGCGAGTCAGGGCATGCCTGTGTGCTTTCACACCGAAGGAGTAACCATGAAACTGATCGAGATGATCGTGGATTGGCTCGACAAGCGCCTTCCCGGCGCCGCGAGTCGCCACATCGGTCGAGTGCTGGAACAGCGAGGGCTGTGCGCATGACACCGAGCCAACTGTCTGTGGCCGTCGAGGCATTTGCAGCACTGAAGAAAGCGGGAGCCAATCCCGCTCATTTGGAGCTGCACATCATCCCCGAGGAACCACAAAAGCTGCTGACGTACAGCCCGAGCAAGGCTTACAAGCCCGCTCACGGTGGCTATCCGGGAGTCGCAAAGTGAGCGGCACCGCGTACGTTCCCACACCGGTACAATCCGGCGAGGCCGGAGCTGACGTGCTGGCCGCGTGGCTGCTGGACAACGAACACCAAGCGCTCGATCTGCTGAAGATCACGCTGCTGGAGTACGGCTACAGCAAGGCACGAATCATGGCCGCGTACATCATCTACGTGGACAAGACCGTGCCCTGAGAGTTCACCATCATGGCTTCGGCCATGCTAGTGCACTTTCGCACTGACCAAGGAGTTAGACTATGTGCTTCAAGACCGCAGGGCTTCCCGCCCCGTCAGAGAACAAGGCCACGACCAAAGAGCTGAGCAACTTCGCTCAGGTTCAAGTCGAGGCCGTCGGCACCCGCTTGGTGCGTGTCGGCCTCGGTGCCGAGGGCGCCCCCAAAGTGAACGGCGCCTCGTCGCAGTACTTCAATCCCGTGTCGCTGCGTGAACTCGCCGCGTACCTGAACGAGCTGGCCGACGCACTCGAAGCGTAAGCCGCAGCCCATTGCCCTCTTTGCCGAGGGCTTTGGAGTGCGATCTTGCACTGAACTGAGGAGTTTCTACTATGTGTGGTTCCACCAACGACGCCCGCCGTCAAGCCTTCGCCAACGCCGCTGTGTTCTACGCCGCCAAGGCCAAGGAACAGATCGGCGACGAGGCGCCCAAGGGCAACACCCGCCAGCACATCGCCTTCATCGAATCGCTGGGCGGCGGTGCGGCACCGGCTGAAATCGTGGCCTTGGCCGATGCCGAGGATGCGCATCTGGCCGCAGTCCGCGAGGTGCAGATCGCTCAGAAGGGCATTCTGGACCGCGTGCTGAACGAGCAGACCATCGTTACCGGGGGCAACCGTGTCGAGGCCTTCGTGGCAGCGCTCAACGTCGCCGCGACGACCGAGGCCGCCCTGAACAAGGCCGGCGAAGCCTACGACGCCAAGCGCGACGAGGTGCTGGCCGAGGCGGGCATCAACGAAGACGGGCCCGTCACCCTGCAGTAAGCACTGCCTGAGCCCCATGCGACAAGCGTGGGGCTTGGAGAGTGCTGACGTTTGTGAATCGATATAGTTAATCCCGGTGAAAGCTGGGCGGCCATTCGTTGGCACTCAACCTTTGCCCGGCTTCGCATGCCCGGTGTTCCGTATGCCTCGGCGTGACCGGGATGTCGGGGACTCCTTCTTGCGAAGCCGGCATTCGAGCAGGCTGAGCCCGCGTAGCCAAGATGTCCTGAAAGACGGATAAGGCTCTCAGTGTAGAATAGCGCGGACCCATTTAAACGCCCTAGAAGGCCCTTCGGAGCGATCCGGGTAGGGTAGCCTAGGGTTCGTCATTTCCCCGCCTTGCTGGCCCGATTTGAGGCCTTGCTGGGCATTCCTGCAACCTGAGCACAAAGGAGGTGCTGTGGCATACCTGAACGTGTACCAAAGCGGTTACTATCACCGCCGAGGTAAGCCGGGGCAGTACAACTGTCATCCCGGCGATCTGTACCCGACCTATGATGGTGCTGTGGAAGATGTGGACCCTTCGGCCCGGCATCTGTACCTCGGCACTTTCGAGGTCAACATCCCGGCTGCCCTTCTGGGACCGTGCAACCCGCCCGACAGCGTGCCTGTGCCTCTGAGCCAGACCCGCCGCGAGCTGCGCCTGCCGTCCCAAGTGGTAGGCATGCGCCCGCTGAAGGACAACTGGGTGGGCACCGGCTCGCTGGAGACCTCGGAGCGCGAGGCCAACGAGCTGAGCACCGAGCAGATCGTCAGCCGCTGGGGCAACGGGGAGGCAGGGCGATGACCGGCCTATCCAAACACCTGAAGCGCAAGGCCGAGACGTACCTCTGGGTGCTCCTCGCCGCTTCCATGGTGATGTGGCTCGCTGGCTGCAGTGAGGAGACACCGCGAGAGCGGCGGGCCCGTGTAGAGCGGGACACGTACTCCACGCTGCAGGGCGAGGTGCCACTGTCCGGTGGCGGGGTGGGTGAAGTGCGCACCTTCGAGGTGGACGGCACGCAGTGCATCCTCGTGGGCCGCTACAGCGCGCTGGCGGTGTCCTGCAACTGGAGCAAGCCATGACGCAGTACGAAATCGGCCAGCTCTACCGAGCCGGCATGCTCCGCGTGTACGGCGGCAGCCATTACGGCGCCCTCTACAGGCATAAGGATCATCGCATGATGTTCTGGCAGCTTGTGGCGCTGAGCGAGGGCGTGTACCGTGGCTGAGTACATCGACGCATTCCTGTTCGGGCTCCTGCCATGGGGCCTGAATCAGACCGACTGGGCGGCCCTTGCCCTGCGCCTCGGCGTGGGGCTGCCGTTCTTCGTGTCAGGCATGAACAAGCTGTTCTGCCCCATCTGCCACGGCTGGCTAGTGAGCAACCTGACGCGGGCTAAGCTGCCTTGCGTCTGGTTCCTTTGCTGGTGGCTGGCAGCGTGGGAAGCAGTAGCAGGCTTGTTGCTGGTGCTCGGGCTGTTCACGGCGGCTGCCGCGTTCATCCTGTTCATCATCTGCGTCGTGGCGTTCATAACGTCGTGGCGCCGCAAGCTCGAAGCGAAGAAGCCGGCTCACAAGGCCGACGCCTTCACCGAGCTGGGCTTCATGTTCGACACTCTCCTGACGTGGATGGTCGTCGCACTGATGTTCATGGGGCCGGGGGCCATCAGCCTCGATGCGCTCTGGTTCGCTAAATTGATGCCGTAGAGCGGCATCTGCTGGGTAGGTGGCGCGTAAGTGCCTTTCGTTCTGCGCAGCCTGCGCAGAGACCAGACCGTAGGGCTTGTGCAGCGAGCCCCTCGGTTTGTTCCCAACCTAGGAGGTTTTATGTCAGTCAAACGCATGCGCTTCAGCGAGACCATCATCGTCCCGCTGGGGCGTATTTCTGTGCTGGAGCGCGCCCGTGCTTCGGCTGTCGAGGTGGCAGGTGGTATCACCATCCTGTTCGGGCAGGGTAGCTGGAAGGCTGCCGATGGTGAGGTCGTGCACGACAAAGTTGCACAGCTCACGGTGTGGTCCGATGATGGCGCTGTCATCGACACATGGGTGAAAGGTGTCCGCGACGACCTGTTCTCGGTGGGCGAGCGCGATGTGCTGATGTGGTCCTCGCAGACCGACAACTCGCCTTACGGCTCAGGCACGATGGCTGGAGTGTTCTCCCAATGAAGCGCCTCGCCGTAACCGCCACCGTCAACCTGTGGGTGCCCGACGACCGTTTCGTGCATACCGGTGCGCTTAGCACGCTGGCGACGCAGTTGCACAACGCATTCACGAAGCCGCTGAACGAATGGGCCTCAACCCCCGAGTTCGCTGCATCGGACCTCTTCGTCAGCGTGGAAGTGCCGGAGGTGAAGGAATGAAGTTCCACTACCTTGCCCGCACCGAGAGCGGGGCGCAGTTCGAGACCATCATCGAGGAGCGCAGCGAATCCACGGCCAACGCGGAAGCGAAGATCGAGGTCGAACAGTGGCTCAACGACGAGGGCGAGCCCATCAGCCGACTGCACGAGTTCAACCTCGTGTACATGACGCCATGAGCGGCATCAGCGTAGGGGCGCTGCCCCAGTACGCCACGATGGACGTGGAGCGCAGCGTGAGCGTGGACTTCTTCCCGACGCGGCAAGCTCGTGCCGAGGCAGCGATCCGCACCACGATCTGGGATATGACACCCAAAGTGCAGGTAACGTGGCTGCGAGGCCTCGCTGACGACATTGAGAAGCGCGCCAAAGCCGAGGAGGACTGGACGTGAACACGCTGCAGTTCGCCAACATCGTAGGCCGCACCGCATTGGGCATCGACCATTCATGGGTCGAGTACCTGCAGGTGACGGACAACGCCGTGCACTTCCGCATCGGCGTGACCGAGCGCGACAACCACAACCCGACAGCGCCTGCCAAAGCATGGTATGGCCGCTGGTGGGTCATCGACGGCACGATGAACGAGCAGCAGGCGAAGAACACCCTGCTCGCCGCTGTGCTGGCCTACGTCGAGCACGAGGCGCGTGAGCGCTTCCAGATCGACGGCAAATCCCCGTACGAAAACAGTCACTAAGGAGTCTCCATGCCCACCACACGCTTCGTCACCAAGTTCCGCAACGGCATCTGGCACGTCTTCGACAACGACCGCTACATGGCGGTGCGTGCCCGTCCCCTGTTCCGTGAGGCTGCCGCCGACGCCGAGTACCTGAACTCCCGTCCGCGCCGTACACAGCATGGCAAGCCTCGTGCGTGAGCTGGCACCCATGGTGCTGTTCTACCTACTGGGTGCAACCGCGATCTTCTACGGGGTCGCCAATCACCCGGAGCTGATGTTCCGTGACCCACCCGTCACGGTCCCGCAGCGCGTCGAGCAATCGCCCGACAGCGTGCCCAATCACATCTCGTGCCAGTTCCGGGGCGAGAGCTTCTGTCACCCAAAGAGGTACGACGTATGACCGCCGATGAAGAAGCTGGCCTCGCGCTGGCAACCAACCCCGTGGACGGCACGCCCATGGACCCCGACAAGCTGGCCGTGATCCGCGTGGGCCTGCAGATGTACGATGTGGCGCTCGCCATTCGCAACCTGCAGTCGCTGAGCCGTAAGGACGCGCTGGACTACCTGACCCTGCCCATGAAGCAGATCACGTACCAGCTCGCTCGCCAGCTCGACAAGGCCATGCTGCCGGCCATCGAGAAGGCCAAGCCCAGCGTGATCCAGACGGCCCACGATCCGGCTGCCGACTTCATCCGCGATGCCAACCGCGAAGGCGGCCCCAGTATCGTGGTCAAGCAGTTCGAGGACAAGCGATGATCCGCCTCATCACAGCCAAGCGCCTGCGCAAGCTGGTCAACACTATCGACGGCTTGACCTTCGACGTGAAGTACGAGCGCGACAAGGCTTCGCGGTACATACGAGACAGGGCAGATGCAATCGAAGCCCGCGACCGCATGTACCATCGCCTGCACGACCACGAGACCGGGGCGGAATTCAGCACCGTCGTGCGGCATGTGCGACAGGAACTCAAGGGCGCGCAGGCTGTTGCCAACGCTGCTGCCGCTGAGGCCGTGCGCCTGCAACGCCACAACCAAGCACTCCGCGATGCGCTCACAGCGCTGGGCGGGGCCGTCATCGAACTTCAGGACATCACGCAATGACCACATTCCGCGCCCGCCTCCCTTCCTTCGCCCAGCTCTTCGCTCGACTGTTCCGCAGCACGAAGGCACACGTCCGCCCCAGCTACGGCTATGCACCGGCCAGCGTGGCCGAGCTGGCTGAGTGGAACGAGACCCACGTCAGCCGCCAGCAACGTCGTCGCC